TTAAGAATACATTAAGAGTAGTACGTAGACGTGACCATAGTTGTGAATCGTTATTTTCAAAGATAGCAAACTCTGTATTGTTCTTGAGTTGCTTGCGGATGTAGATGAGAGAGCGACGCATATTTACGTACTTGTTCGCTGTTCCATCTTGCTTCAATGTACGAGCACCCATTACAGAAAGCCCTGCACCAGGAATCTGGCGAAGTGGGTTAACTGGAGATGTGCTTGCGTTCATTGAGTCTAGTTCTGTAGATGTAAAGGTCTTTTCTACAGCCACTACACCTGCAATTGTTGCTTGAATACCTGCAGGAGCCTTGAAAACACCACGGCTTGCATCTGTGGTCATATAAAGACCAGCAACTGCACCAGATGGTCCAATCAAACGAAGTGAGCCTGTACCACGACCTACTGGGTCTGAGATGTATACGTGTGGGTAGTAGACAGCAGCAAAACTAGTGTCTGCAAGACTTCCTGCTGCTGTGATTGCGTTAGCGGCAGTTAAGTTTGCTGCAGTTTCAACAACAACAAATCCATTGTTATCTGCTGCCCATGAAGTAGCAGCATCAATAACTGAAACTTCTCCTGAAGCAAGCGCAGCCCAAATTCCTGGAAGGAATAGAACAAGTGGACGGTCTAGCGCTGAGAAACGCTCAAACACTGCATCGCCTGTTCCCTTGTAGTCTGTGTAATCAGCAGCAACTGGTGTTGCTCCATTATCTCCACCTGTAAGTGGGTATGTTGTAAGAACAGGTGCTCCTGAACCATCTACAGCAGCAACAGTGATGTAAGAAGAAACGGTGTTAATAACAACGTTTGCAAAATCACTTGAAGCATCGTCATTGAACACAATGTTTTCGTAGCGCTCAAGCAGTACGTCGTCTGAGATGCTGCCTGCAACACCTGACTCTTTGTACACTGTAAGTGTGTAAGTAGATGCTACTGAACCAGCAGTAACTACAACACGAAGGTTGTTTCCATCTGTTCCTGCGTTTTTAGCAGTAACAACACAGACATTGTCAGAGGCAGAAGTTTGGATAATTACACTCGCTGCTTCTGCGTCATCGGCAAGAAGGCGTTGAACGTAAAGTTCTCTACCACCATTTGCAAAGTAAGAACCAACCTGGAAGGTTGCTGGGTAGGAAGCGTTGTAGCCTCCAAAATACTTGGTAAATTCATACCAAGAGTTGACAAGCGTTACTGTTTCTGGGCCTTGTGCAAAAGGTGCAACAACGGCGCCTGCAGCATTCGCTGTGACTCCACCTGTGAGAACAGGTGGGAGAAGGCGTTCACTGATGTAAACACCTGGGCGGCTATATGCCATGATTTCTCCTAACTAGTTGGGTAAGGGTTCCTTATGGTTGCGATATGGTGAACGAATCAATTGGAGTTAGTTCAGAACGTCCAATAACCTGACTTCCATCAGTGTTACCTTCTTCATCCGTGACTCCTGTAACGTCAACTTGAAGCGCCTTGTAGAGTTGGTTGTATGTTGTTTCCGCAATCTCGGACGAGACACGGACTGTGAAAGCATTTACAAATAAACGCTTCCCTTGCTCTGTAACATCTCTTTTGGAGATATCCAGAAGGTCTAGACGGCGAACAGTGCCTACGCCCTCACTGTTGCCATCACTTGGTTCCAACACTGCAAAACGCATTGGAATTCTTGTGTATAGAATCTGCGACAAGATTTCACGGTCATGTCGTGGTTGTCGAGAATACGAAGTAACTTGATAATCAATATTTACTGGAATAGGCCAATGAATCATCCAGTCATTTGTTTCTGAATTGTAAGGTGTAGGTTCGTCACCTTCGTTTACTGCAGGCATAGTTTCTGGGTCATCCATATAGATAGGCTTAACCATTCCACGCATTGCACGAAGGTTGTCTTCAGAGATATCAATCATGTCAATGACAATGTATGGATATGACTGGCTACGGATTTCCTGGTCAGGTTGACCAAAGTAAACTTTTACAGAACGAGTTGTGCTACCTTCACTAGCAGCCTTTTGGTCAGTTACTGTCATACCCAAAAGAAGGTTGCGAAGCGCTTCGTCTTCGGAGATAAGAAATGTCATAGTTCACCCACTAACTTATGTAGGGTCTTCATAAAGAAGGCATTGGACTCTTGTGTTCTGTTAGAAGAACGACGAATAGCAGCGGTAGGACGACTGTTTTCAGTCCCGTATTCCAGGTCATTAGCCTCTGAAAGGTGCTTGTCGTGGACATGAACTTGAAACCTTTTGTCCTCATAGACAACGCCCATATTGGCGGAAACGTGGCGAGGCCATCCGCTTGCTTTTGCTTCTTTGCGAAGTTGACCTGTCATATAACGGCTTGTGTGTTTTGCTGCCGCATCAATTGCGCTATGGATATGCTTCATGACTTAACTACCTTGAAGGCAGGTGTAGATAGCATGAATAAACCCCTTTAAAAAGCGCAAGTAGTGGGAACTACACAGACCCGCAGCGGGTTACTGATACTGCTTATAATAGAAGAAAGGCCCCTACTTGAGGGGCCTAACTCTTACTTCTTTTTCTTTTCTTTCTTATCGTCTTTATCAGACTTCTTAATCTTGCTAATAATCTTGGCGTCAATCTTCTTATCTTCAGCCATAGTCTTAGGCTTCTTCTTCTTGCCGTGAGCCTTATCAGCCTTTTCAAACTTTTCTTTCTCGTCCTTGTCAAGGCCTGCCTTCTTTAGCATCTTGGCATCCTTCTTCTTGTCCTTGGACTCTGTGTACTTACCAGACATATATCCCATAGCAGCCATTACTTCTTCTCCTTCTTCTTCTTGTCGGTTTTCTTCTTTGCGTACTTCTTATTGGCAGCGGCTAGGGTCTTCTCACCGTGCTTGTCTTTCGGCTTCATACAGCCGCAAGTTGCACACATTACTTCTTCTTTGCCTTACAAGCCTTGCAGGTACCGCAGGTACATGCCTTCTTTGACTTTGCCTTTGACTTTGGGCCCTTACCAAAACCTGGCTCACCCTTTTTCTTACCGCATCCACATGCTGCACACATATTCGTTCCTATCTGTAGTTGGAGGTTTTCTTTGCAATCTTCTTTGGCTGTTGTACGAACTGCTTGCCCTTCTTATTGCCTTCAGCCTTAGCCTTGTTGGTCGCAGCCTTTTCTGAAGGAGATAAAGCATCCCATGCTTTGTCAGGCAAGTAACGCTTTTTACCCTTTGATTCTTTGCCATCTGAAGTGCGCCATTTTTCTTTTGACCACTTATTGAGGGACTGTTGTGATTTAGCAAGGGCCATTAGTTCTTGTACCCTCCCCCTGCTTTCTTGTACTCAGAAGCAAGGAGTTGTGCTTTACGTGCAGACCATTCTCCAGGGTCTCCGCCCTTAGAGCCAGCCTTAATCTTCTTAAACAAAGATGCTCTCATACCAGGCTTAGTGTAGTTACCAGCCTCGTTGACTTTTGACTTCTTAGCAGCAGCCATTACTTACCCTGCGTTCTGTGGTATTTTTTTGTGGCGGCAACACCTTGCTTAATTGTTTTAGACCCAGCCTTTTTGGTGAGATTAATCTTGTCGTACTTACCTTTGTTACCAGCGTGGTCAACGATAACTTCACCTTTTTTGTTTTTCTTAACGGTGTGTTTTTCGCCATCTGCCTTAAACGTTTTTGACATTAGATAATCTTTTTCTTCTTCTTCTTTAGAGCCTTGAAATCATCTCCAGTAATTTTATTTGCGGGCTTTGCAGCACCAGCAATCTTCTTTTGTTTAGGAGATAGTTTGCCTTCTTTATGGGCCTTCATAACTTTCTCTACTTTGCCGTTACCCATCTTAGGTTTTGGAGTTGCCATTATTCATCCTCTTCTTCATCGTCATCCTCGAACTCAAGGTCGTCGAGGTCTTCTAATTCTACATCTTCAATGTCGAAGAGGTCTGGGTCTAGTTCTGGTTCAAAAGTATTGTCAAACTCATCTGCCATGAGTATCTCCTTAATTTGAGTAGTCTAGGAATTGTTGGAAGTTTACCAACTCTTCGCTGTTGCACTGGTTAGTGTCTACAGTGACCACACTATAGTTGTCTTTGTAGCGTCCACGAGGCAAAACACGGGTAGGAATAAAAACTTGGTCTTGGAAGACAATTCTGTCCTGGATGTGAAAGTTAGGGTCAGTAATAAGGTTAGGCAAAAGACGATTGACGTCCGATACGCCCAAAACAAGGCGCAAGGTATCTACGGTGTAGAAACCACGTTCGTTCATAATGTTAGTACCACGTATTTGTTGGCCCATAATAACTGGGACCTTAATAGGGTCTCTCCAGATAATTCCCTTGCCAGATTCTTGGCTTGAGACATCGTAAATAGGGTCTACCCAGTCTGCGTAGTCTGCTAGAAGAGCGTTTTCATCCCATACATACCAATCAACTTCGGTACCTACTGGGTCACGGAGTTCATCCGTTACGCCTTCTTCCATAGAAGACTTTTCGTAATCAATCTTAAATCGCCCTTGGACTTTGCTTCCACGCATGGCGCCTCCTTAAGAAAGTGGGTAACGAACGATAATTAAGCCAGAACCGCCAGCACCACCAGCGTATTGAGTGTTGCCGTTAAAGGTAGCACCTCCACCGCCTCCGCCTGTGTTTACAGTTGCTGCACCTCCAGCAGCCCCACTAGAAGCACCACCAGACGCTCCGCCTCCTATACCACCTGCGCCACCGTTATAGGAGTAACCACCACCACCGCCTCCGCCTGCAATGTAGTAAACACCACCAGAAAGAACTCCAGTGTTTGTTATTGAGTGCCAAGTTGTGTATGTCGATGTTCCAATTCCACCTACTCCAGGAACAGTAGTAGTTGCAGTACCACCTACGGCACCTGCTCCTCCGCCACCACCAGAGTTTTCCATGCTTACACCACCACCACCATTATTGCCTTGACCTGTTGTTCCTGTTCCCACAGCAGTATTTGCGTATGCACCGCCTCCAGAACCTCCTGCTAAACCTGCACCAGCGGCTCCAGCACCACGTCCGCCGCCGCCGCCGCCAATGGCAATACTTGAAGAAAATATTGAATTAGTGCCGTTTGTTCCTGCGACTTGTGTTGCTCCTCCAGAACCTCCAGAACCAACTAAAGCAGTGTAAGAGTTTCCAGCGTTCAAAGTTTGCGATGATGCGTAAAGCACACCACCAGCACCACCACCACCACCAAGGGTCCCTGCTCCTCCAGCACCACCAGCAACAGCCAAAATTTCTGCACCCGTAATTTTTTGGCTAGGCAAGAAAGAACCAGTAGAAGTAAAGGTATGGTAAGCATAACCACCAGCAACAGTAAGTGTTCCACCTGTTGCTTTTACGCCATTAGAAATACCGTAAAGGGTAAAGGTGCTGTTGGCTACAAAAGTGCCTGATGCTGCTGTCAATGTGATAATGTTGATTGCACTTGTTCCAGTATGAATATAAGAACACAAACGAACGTTGGCTAAAGTTGCATTGTTTTCTGTAACAACATCACAACTCATAGACTTTTGAGTAGAACCTGTGTAGTTTGGAATATACACCTCAAAGTTACCAAGTGTATTGCTTGTTGCCGTAGAACCTGGCATCGGTGGGTGAACATTTGTTGTTGTAAAAGCGTTACTAGATGGTGTTCCAGAGCCGATTCCACTCAATTCCCTTGTTGTGTAATTGCTTCCAGTATCTACGGAACCGTTGCCTACTTGGATATTGCAGTCAGTTTGGTATGAAGCGTCAGTACCTCTTGCACTGACCACAAGTTTTAAGTCAGTATAGTTTTGCGGAATATTAGAAAAAGTCACAGACGCAGCACTAGAACTAAGTGTGTAAGTCTGAATAGGAATAAGTGTATTTGGCATTAGACTGGATACCTCACAATAATAATTCCTGAACCGCCTGCTGCAGCAAGGCCGTATCCTGCATGACCTCCACCACCACCGCCACCTCTGTTAGCAGTTCCTGCAGTTGCATTAGTAACAGAGTTATAACCTTTAGCACCAGTACCGCCACCACCTGTACCACCAGGACCAGCGCCAGCACCGCTTGGGTAACCACTTCCAAATCCGCCACCGCCACCAGCATAAGTCACTGAAGAACCAGAGATAGATGTTGCTCTTCCGTTACCGCCAGAGCCACCATTTGGCTGTGATGCGTTACCGCCCGCAACGCTTGCACCGCCGCCACCACCACCTGCAATTTCAGTAGAACCCCATTGACCGTTAGCAGTACCTCCACCAAATCCCTGTCCAGAAGGAGAAGCAGAACCACCTACTATTCCAGTACGTCCAGCACCGCCACCACCAGAACCACCATTTGCTCCTACTTGAGTTTGGTCGCCAGTAGCAGCACCACCTCCACCGCCACCAGTTGCAGTAATAGAGGCGAATGTTGAGTTAGAACCGTTCGGTGCTTGGTTTGTGTTTTGTGTAGTTCCTACTGCCCCACCTGCACCCACAGTTACGGCGTAGTCAATTGCTAACAGAGATAGAGCAGACTCTAAAGAACCACTACCACCAGTTCCAGTTACTGTACAGCGCATACCTCCAGCACCGCCACCTCCGCCAAGAAGTTGACCACCGCCACCTCCTCCTGCTACTACTAGATAGTCAGCAGTTAAAGGTTGTTTTACGCTAAATACTCCTGTTGTGTTAAATGTGTGATACCAATATGTGCCATCTGTAACTACAACATCGCCACCAGTTGCTTTAGGTGCAGGAGCGGCTGCTTTGATTCCGTAGATAGTAAAGGTAGACCCTACGGTAAAGTTGTTGCCAGATAATCCGTAAACTCTAATAGATGTAATAGGCTCTGTTTTTCTCCAAGTACCTATGTTTACTGCAACATAACCAGTTGTAGAGTCTCCTCTACTTAATACGCTTTTATTAATGTTAGGGTTAGCATAATTCTGTATATTAGAACGGCACATAAATCTTGAGTTTGCACTTGCTTCTGTATTAGTCCATATAAATGCTCTGCTTGAGGCTGCACCTGCTGAAGCAGCACTTCCATTTCCTCTAAAAGGTAAATCAGAGTAAGAAGTAGTTGTGTCTCCATTAAATTGAAGGTTTAAGTAATCTGTACCAGAAAATGAACCGTTAACTACTAACACTAAATCAGTAAAAGTAGAAGGTATATTAGAGAAAGTAACTGAAGTTGCAGTTGCAGATAAAGTTGTAGAGTAAATAGGAGTATTGGTACTAAACTCTCCTTGAGGACCACCGCTTGGTGTAGTTGTTATTGGCATTAGGCCACCTTAATTCCATACAATGCAAAAGAACTATTTGCTTGAAACGGGTATGTACTGACGCTTAGGGTAACGCTATTGATGGCTGATTGGGATAACCAAAGATGAGAGTAAATACCTGTAGCGCCAGAGCCATTTCTATCTACACCCCATAAAGAACGAGCAACTTTGTTTTTAGAGGTATTTGCGTAGTCAAGAATATCTATAAGATTAAGAGCGCCATAAGTTTGACTTACAAGGCCAATTCCAGCGCCATAAGTATTTACTCCAGCGTTTGAGTATGCATATACACTTGATTGATTTGAACCTGCTTGATGGTCACGGTAATTTGAGCCAGTACTATCTGTGTTGTAGTACATGTTCAAAGCCTCTTGACCAGTAGTTAAACAGTTTGCTCTAATTTGTAAGTGTGTGTAATTAGAGGGTATACCGCTAAAAGTTACGACAGAAGCACTTGAAGTCAAATTAACAGTTGCTAAAGCAAACATTCCGCTTTGAAAAGTAACTTGGTCCCAAAGTTTATTGGTTTTAGGGGTAGTTAAACCCGCACCACTTAACCTTTTAATTGACATTGGAACCCTTTTCTAGAAAAAGAAAAATTAAATTACTAGTGTTGCTGCTTCTTCTTCGGTAAGTGGTGTTCCTGCTACCAACTTAGCCTTAGCAGATGCCTTAAGCGCTTCTAGTGCTGCTGCTGCTTCTTCACGTGCTTCCTGTGCTTCAGCCGCTGCTGCTGCATCTTGGTCACGCTGTGCAATCTCTGCACTTGTAAGAGGGAGAATCTGTTGCTCTCCTGTAGCGCAGTTTACGACAATTTTAGTATCTGACATTATTCAACTTCCTTCCATGATGTAGTTGCTTCGTCCCATGTGAAGAACTTTCCTTCTTCAACAGGCATAGGTGTTGGTGCCTCCCAGAGGCAAGTTGTTGCGTTCAATGTCCATGAAGCAAAAGGCTTTGGAGGAATGAACGCATCCTTAGCGGCATCGTACTTAAATCCAATGCCTGCAAAGTTCTTACGGAATGGAGTACCACCAAGAGTGTGTACACCACCGAGTGTGTTGTATGAGGTCTTCTTCCAAGTTCCGCCAAGACCAAGGTCTTCGGCTAGGAAAGTCTGACCATCTTCCTTATCGTCAGCGACGACAAGTACACGTGTGACAATGTTGTCACTATCAATTTCGGCCCAATGTGCCATACGTTTTTTCTCCTTGCTTGATTGTCCAATGATAGACAAGTTTGTTTTATTTTATCCCTTATACCGAATAATAACTACACCAGAACCACCGTTTGCTCCGCCACCGCCACCGCCTTCGCCACCGCCACCGCCGCCAGTGTTGATTGTTCCATTAGATGCACTTCCCTGTGGTGAGCCGCCTACTCCTCCACCACCATTACCGCCAGTTCCAAAAGTTGTTGTACCGCTACCTAAATCTCCGCCACCGCCTCCACCACCTGCGTAGTAACTGCCAAAGTACAGTGCACCGATACCGCCATTACCGCATACAAGAGAAGTTGCGTTTGCACCAGCAGCACCTGCTCCGCCACCGCCACCGCCATGATACGGGTAACCCCCTGGGTTAAATCCTGTACCACCATTATTGCCTTGAGAACCAGTACCTCCAGCAAGTGAACCACCAGTGCTTGAGTATGAACCTCCACCACCGCCAGAACCGCCATTACCACCAGTGGAGTTAGTATCAAAACCTCCACCACCACCACCGCCAATTGCAGCAGTTAGTGCGCCAAACTGAGAGTTAGAACCTGCAGGTCCTCTGTTGTTTGTTAAGCCACCTGAGCCACCTGCGCCAATAGTTATAGCGTATGACGATGTGGCTAGTGTTTGTAGTGGAGAATAAACTAACCCTCCAGCACCTCCACCACCACCGTTACCTCCACCACCGCAACCACCACCAGCAATTGTTAACACATCAGCAACAAGTGGTTGTGTTGGAGTAAATGCTCCCGTAGAGTTGAAAGTATGTGTTACATAAGTACCATCAAATATGATGTTTCCACCAGTTGCTTTGATTGAGTTACCTACTGTTTGACGAACATTTTTAATGCCGTAAACAGTAAATGTACTGTGCTGTTGGAGCGTTCCTCCAAGACCTGACAAGGTAAGTGAAGTTACAGGTGAAGAGTTAGCCTGAACAACTGAAGACAAAGTTATATACGCAATACTGGCGTTTTTTTCTGTTGCAGAATCTGCCAAAATTACCTTTGGTTTATTACCTGCATAATTTGGTATATATAAATCAGTGTTAGAAAAAACATTTGTTCCTGCAGTTCCGCCTTGAATTCTGCAAACCCACAATGGTTCGTAGGCTGTATCTACAGAGTTTGTTCCATTGCTACCTAATCCAGCAAGTACACGATAAGTTTGACCAGTAGTAGCACTGTTTAGTTGAACGCTTAAACCGCCTTCATCCGCAGAACGGTTTGTTTGGCAAGAAATTTTTATGCATAAGTCAGTGTAATTTTGAGGTATGTTAGAGAACACTACAGAAGCAGAACCACCCACTCCAACTGTAGTTGAAGCAAGTTTTGTCATTGTTTCTATGCTCATACTGGATACCTCACAATTACTAGACCTGAACCACCGCTTGTTGAAGCATAGTTAGTACCACTAACTGAACGAGTGCCTCCTGCACCACCACCGCCTGTGTTGGCTGTGCCATCAGTTCCAGGACGACCAGAGTTTCCTCCACCGCCTGCTCCAGCGCCACCAGATGAACCAGTATTAGTTTCTGAGAACCATCCGCCTGCACCACCACCGCCATAAAAACCGCTTACAC